ACCTATCGAATGACTATATGTCAGACTTCGTTAGAAACTATGAGAACACCTTAGAGAAGAAGAAGATTCTAAAAGAAAAGAAAAAAGATCAGGGGCTTGAACAGTTCTACGAGGAATGATATAATATGAAGATTGCTTTGATCACTGACACTCACTATGGTGTCAGAAATGATAGTGTGACGTTTGCCGGCTTCCAAAACAAGTTCTTTTATGAGGTCTTTCTACCTTATCTGAAAGAGAATCGAATCACAGAGGTGATCCATCTTGGCGACTTGATGGATCGTCGTAAATATGTCAACTACGTGACGCTGAAGAACGTTAAGGATAACTTCATCCTTCCGTTACTAAACGAACGTATTGCTGTCAACATCATCGTTGGCAACCATGACACTTACTATAAAAACACGAACAACGTCAACGGTATCAACGAGTTGTTCTCCAACATTGACCCAACATCGTTTCAAATTTGGTGGGATAAACCTATTGAGGTCGCATATGATGGCCTAAAGATTCTCCTATGTCCATGGATTTGCGAAGACAATTACGCAGACACCATGAAGGCCATTGAAGAGACAGATGCCCGTGTTCTGATGGGTCACTTAGAACTCCAAGGATTCGAGATGCATCGGGGATCTATCTGCGACCATGGTCAGACTGCGGATACGTTCGCCAAGTTCGACTTGGTTTGTTCTGGTCACTTCCATCACAAGTCAACACATGGTAACATCGCCTACCTAGGATCACCGTATGAGATGACGTGGAACGACTACGGAGACCCCCGTGGCTTCCATATCTTCGACACTGAGACGAGGGCAATCACCTTCGTCCGTAACCCATACTCCATCTTCCACAAGATCGAATACTCAGACGCCGACATGACGATTGAAGATATCGGTCATTTGGAAACAAATGGCTTGACAGGCACGTACATCAAGGTTATAGTCAAAGAGAAAACCAACCCATATCTGTTTGACCTATTCATTGACAAACTGCAACAGTCGGGTGCGGCGGACATCAAGGTCGTTGACGATCACCTGAACCTAGACTTGGCTGACGATTCTATCGTTGACGAAGCACAGGATACGTTGACTATCATGAACAAGTATATTGAGACTATTGAGTTCAGAGGCGACAAGAAGCGTGTCGAACATTTCATTCGTGAGTTATATCAAGAGGCTGTTAACCTGTGATTACTTTTAACTATGTGCGTTTTAAGAACATCCTATCAACTGGTAATACGTGGACTCAGATTGATCTTAATACCAACAAGTCCACCCTGATTGTTGGCGAGAATGGTGCTGGTAAGTCCACAATGTTGGACGCCATCTGCTTTGCCTTATATGGCAAGCCATTCCGCAAGATCAACAAACCCCAGCTCATAAACTCCATCAACCAAAAAGGTCTTGAAGTCGAAGTGTCGTTTGACATTGCGGCCAATAAGTATGTTGTCAAGCGGGGTATGAAGCCGAACCTCTTCGAGATTTGGAAGAATGGTGAGTTACTTAACCAAGATGCTGCTGCAAGGGACTATCAAGCATACCTTGAACAGAACATTCTCAAAATGAACTTCAAATCGTTTGGTCAGATTGTGGTGCTGGGTAGTTCTACCTTCGTGCCTTTCATGCAATTACCAGCTCAACATCGTCGTGAAATCATTGAAGACCTGTTGGACATTCAGATCTTCAGCACTATGAATGTGTTGTTAAAAGACAAACTGTCTACCAACAAGAGTGAGATTACCGACATCAAGTATGAGATTGACATGGTCAAGAACAACATTGACCTAGCCAAGACCCATAACGAATCCATTCGTAAAATGAAAGAGACTGAGGTTTCCCGCATCAAAGACAAAATGAAAGAACAGATATCGTTCATTGAAGAAGAGAATAATAAGCTTGAAGTGATCGGTGAACAGATTGACGTACTGGCGGCCAGCATCACCGACAAACCGACATACAAGAAGAAACTGCAAGAGCTTCAGTCGATTGATCAGAAACTCGTGACCAAACTGTCACAACTCAACAAGGAGATTAGTTTCTATGAAAGCCACGACAACTGCCCAACCTGTAAACAAGGAATTGAACACGACTTTAAGCACAGTACAGTTGATGGTCACCAAGTCAAGTCTAAGCAAATCACAGATGGAAGAGATGAGATTGCAAACAAAATTTCCGAATGCGAAGTAAGACTGTCGGCGATATCGGATGTTGAGGATGAAATCTCTGCACTCAACCTAACTGCGTCTGGTCACAGAGCCAATATCACTCTGACAAAAAACGTTCTAAACAGTATGAAATCCGAACTACAGAATGCTGAGAAAGAAGTCGAAACTATTGACATCACTAAGATTGGTAAACTTGAGGAAGATTTACGAGCTCATCACACAAAACAAGAACAACTACACCAAGACCGTGAGACGTTGGGTGTTGTAGGGTCTATGCTTAAGGATGGTGGTATCAAGACCCGTATCATTCGTCAGTATGTGCCAGTTATGAACAAACTGATCAACAAGTATCTGTCGGCCATGGACTTCTTTGTTCAGTTCGAACTAGACGACAACTTCGAAGAGACGATTAAGTCACGCTTCCGTGATGTGTTCTCCTATGGATCGTTTTCAGAAGGCGAGAAACTACGTATCGACTTGGCTCTGTTGTTCACATGGCGTGCGGTGTCAAAACTGCGTAACTCTGTTACCACCAACCTGTTGATCATGGATGAAATCATGGACAGTTCTTTGGACAATGCGGGGACAGAAGAGTTCCTTAAAATCATTAATGAGTTGACAACTGACTCAAATGTGTTTATTATCAGTCATAAGGGCGATCAACTGTATGACAAATTCGAGAACGTAATTAAGTTTGAGAAATACAAAAACTTCAGTAGAAGATCTGCTTGATTATTAAAACGTTAACTCTAACCAAGGATAGACAATGACTAACCCATTTAAAGACTCTTTGACATTTATGACTGCTTGTGGTCAATCAGTCGATACAAAGAACTCAAATCTTTTCAAGATGTACCTATCTTTAATTAAAGAAGAGTATAAAGAACTTCGTGATGCCGTAAAGGCAAAAGATGAAGTCGAAACCTTGGATGCAATCATTGACATCTTAGTGGTTACTATCGGTGCTGCTAATGCTATGGGTTATGATGCCGAAGGTGCGTGGAATGAGGTTATGAAAACAAACTTCGCTAAGATTGATCCTGAAACAGGGGCTGTTCGTAAGCGTGAAGATGGCAAGATCCTCAAGCCAGAAGGTTGGCAACCGCCACAACTTGCACCATTTCTTACCAAACCTTGATTTTGGAGATATAAATAGATGACAGAACAAAAATATGATGCCTCTAAGACTGGCGCTATGCGTGAGGCCTTAGGCGTTCCATATTTCAGACAACTGCCGTTAGAGGCACTTGCTGCTGGTGCAACCGCACTTGAGTATGGAGCCATGAAGTATGCCCCAAGGAATTGGGAAAAAGGTCTACCATGGCAACAGATGATTGACAGTCTGAAAAGACACATTGATGATTTTGAACGAAGACACGATTATGATGATGGTGAAGATGGTTCAGGTTTGCATCAGATGTGTATGATCATGGCTTCTGCTATGATGTTGGCTGCCTCAGTCGTTAGGAACATTGGTGAAGACGATAGACTTCGAACACCATTGGGAGACGCTCTCACAGCTAAAGAATGCGCTAAATGGATGAAACAACAACTTGAGAATGTGAAAGAGAGAAATAATGGAACTTAATATTACTGTTGATGACCTAAAAGGTAAGAGACTATTCGTCGCTACGCCAATGTATGGTGGACAATGTGCGGGTATGTATACCAAGTCAACCAACGACCTAGCCATGGCTTGCACCAAGTATGGCATTGAAATTCGTTTCTACTATCTATTCAACGAATCGCTGATCACTAGAGCTCGTAACTATTGCGCCGACGAATTCCTTCGTTCAGGTTTCAGTCATATGTTGTTCATTGACTCAGACATCGGTTTTGATTACAAAGACGTGTTCACTCTGATGCATCTTACTGAGCCGTCAAAGGGTATGGACGTTGTCACAGGACCATATCCAAAGAAAACCATTTCTTGGGAAAAGATCAAGATGGCCGTCGAGAAGGGTTTCGCTAGAGAGAACCCATTCAACCTACAGAACTTCGTTGGTGACTATGTGTTCAACCCAGCTGGTGACGTTAGTGAATTCCGAATTGATGAACCCGTAGAGATTCGTGAAGGCGGTACTGGTTTCATGATGATCCACCGTGAGACACTACTGAAGTACTCAGACGCCTATCCTGAACTCAAGTATCTTCCCGACCATGTGCGTACAGAACACTTTGATGGTACACGTGAGATTACAGCGTTCTTTGACTGCGTCATTGAACCCGAAACCCGCCGTTACTTATCAGAAGACTATATGTTTAGTTACTATGCACGTAAAGCTGGACTGAAAGTTTGGATGTGTCCATGGATGCAACTAGAACACGTTGGATCATATGTGTTCGGTGGTAGTTTGGCAGCAATGGCTGCTATTCAAGCATCACCTACTGCATCGGCAGAATCGAATGAAAAAAGTTGGTTGACAAAAGGCAAAGAAGGTGATACAGTAAATGATACTGCAGCATCTACGATGAACCGCAATCAACGCCGTGCGGTTGAAAAACTTAAAAGGATGAAATAATGAAATTTAGTGAAAATACGCTTTCAGTTCTCAAGAACTTTTCGGGGATTAACCCAAGCGTAATCTTTAAACCCGGTAATATTCTGAGAACCATCTCCCCTCTAAGAACTGTTATGTCGGCCGCAGTCATTGATGAGACTGTTCCATCTAATGCGGCGGTGTACGATCTATCTCGTTTCTTGGCGACTCTGTCTCTGTTTGATAGTCCAGAGGTGGAGTTCAACGCAAACAAGTTTGCCATCTCATCAAACCGCACCCGTGTCAACTATACATATGCGGCTGAGTCTATGATTATCTCGCCTCCCGATAAGGACATTCCTATTCCTAATCCTGATGTCGAGGTTAAGGTTGATTGGGATGACATTCAGAAGGTTATTCGGGCAGCATCAGTACTTCAACTATCTGAAATCGCCTTTCGGGGTGATGGTCAGAACGTAAGTCTTGCTGCGATTGACAGCAAAAACCCTACAGCAGATGCCTTTGATGTTGTTGTTGGGGAATCAGAATCTCATTTTGAGATGATTATCAAGGTTGAAAACTTGAAGCTTATGCCAAAGAACTATGACGTGACTCTATCGTCAAAGGGAATGGCTCATTTTAAATCTGACAAGATCCAATACTGGATCGCTCTTGAAAAACATAGTAAATTTGGAGGATAATATGGAAGTAACTAATAACGATATCGGTGATATGATCAAGATCATTGACGTGTGTTCTGCACGTGGTGCGTTTCGAGGAGAGGAACTTGCTGGTGTAGGCACTCTTCGTAACAAGATGGCTGCTTATCTACAGTCACTTGAACCAACTGAAGCGACTCCTGCGGAAGCAGAAGTAATTAGCTAAGACTAGAAAAGGCGGTTGACAGGACCGCCTTTTTCATATATGATGTGATGATGGAAACCAAGGGTGAGAATATGAACGAAGATTTTTTGTGGGTAGAGAAATACCGTCCTAAGACTATTGCGGAAACGATCCTTCCTGTTGAATTGAAGAAGACTTTCCAACAGTTCGTTGATCAGAAGAATGTACCTAACCTTCTGTTATCGGGTGGTGCTGGTGTAGGTAAGACCACCATCGCTAAGGCCATGTTGAACGAACTTGGCGCTGACTATATGATGATCAACGGATCTAATGAAGGTCGTTTGATCGACACTCTACGTGTTGAAATCAATAACTTTGCATCTACAGTATCGTTTACTGGTGGTCGTAAGTATGTAATCCTTGATGAGGCAGATTATTTAAATGCACAATCGGTTCAGCCTGCGCTGCGGAATTTTATGGAGGAATATTCATCTAATTGTGGTTTCATTCTTACTTGCAATTTTAAAAACAAGATCATTGAACCCCTTCAGTCTCGTTGTTCTATCATTGAGTTCGGTATTCCCAAAACTGAAAAGCCTAAGATTGCCGCACAGTTCTATAAGCGTATATGCGATATTCTTAATGGTGAAGGCATCAAATATGAAAAAGCAAGCGTTGCAGAACTTATTAATGTCCATTTCCCAGACTGGCGTCGAGCCCTTAATGAGTTACAGCGTTATTCTGCTACTGGATGCATTGATGCTGGCGTACTAACAAACTTGTCTGATGAGAACATCAACACTCTTATCTCCTACCTCAAAGACAAGAAGTTTACTGAGATGCGTAAGTGGGTGGCTGAGAATGCTGATATTGATTCGGGTCTTCTATATCGCCATCTGTACGATGTCCTGCCAACAAAACTCAAATCGACGACTAGTGTAGCGGGCGCTATTATCGTATTGGCCGAGTATCAATACAAAGAAGCATTCGTTGCCAACGCCGAAATCAACCGTGTTGCCGCACTGGCAACTCTTATGGCGGAGTGTGATTGGAAATGAGTTGGTTATCTGAATATGTAAGGAAAATCCTAGGCGGAGACCTGAAAACGTTGACATGCTTCATCTGCGGTGTTAAGATCGTGGGTGATGGCGCAGAGATACAATATTCATATACCGAAAAGGGTAAACATCAATTAGGCAAGGCGATCATTTGTCTAAAGTGTGCTGATGAGTTGGACAAGAAAAATATGGGATATGATTATGACGACTCCATTTGATTATGTGAACAGCATCAATTATGGCAAGAAGAATATGATGCGGGACACTGAGAACGACTCTTTTGCAGAGAAAGACTATAGTCCGTGGTTAACCAATCTGGCCTTGTCGTATTTTCCTGACACTATTCTATACGCTAATGATATGAATATGAACTCAGATATAGACAACCGTCCTCAATACGAATACTTACTTAATGCGATTCGTCGAGGTAAACGATATTCTGAATGGGTTAAAAATAAAAAATCTGACGACTTGATCATGGTCATGAAAACGTATAATTGCAGCCCAACTGTCGCACAAGGATATCTTACATTATTGACTAAAGATCAATTGGATCAGATCAGATCCACCACAACCATTGGTGGCCCTGCCAAGTAGTTTTTATTATAAATATTTCAAAGCCCTGCGGCTATTGTAATATGAAATAATAAAAGGTATGTGCCATGTTAATAGACGATTTAGTTCAAATTGAATTGACTAATGAAGAGAACTTCTTAAAGGTAAAAGAAACTCTGACACGTATTGGCATAGCATCTCGCAAGGACAAGAAGTTATATCAGTCCTGCCATATCCTACATAAACAAGGCAAGTATTATATTGTCCATTTCAAAGAGTTGTTCATGCTAGACGGCAAGATCAATAACTTTGGCGAAGACGATAGAGCTCGCCGTAATACCATCGCCAACCTACTAGAAGAGTGGGGTTTGATTAGAGTGATAGATACGTCGAAGACTCAAGACCCAATTGCGACTCTCTCTCAGATCAAAGTCCTTCCACATTCGGAAAAAACTGAGTGGGAATTGGTAGCAAAATATTCGATTGGCAAGAAAAAATAGTTGACATTTTCCCTTGTGTGATATAAATAATTTTGAGTTGCTCATATGAGGACTCGTAATTTATAACTCGCTTAACAGGAGAAACAAATGAATACTAGCCATCTATCTTATAACGCACTTTCACCATCCACTGTCGGATTTGATCGTCTATTTGAAAAGTTAGTCTCAGGTCTTGAGACTACGCAATCAACTTATCCCCCATATAACATCGTAAAAACCGATGAAGACAAATATGTTATTGAACTTGCCGTGGCGGGATTTAGTTCTGATGAGTTGGACATCTCGTTTAAGGAGAGCACTTTAACTATTGTGGGACAACCTAAAAAAGAAGACAGAAAATATGTCCATAAAGGAATCGCATCACGGGCTTTCAGCCGTGTGTTCACCTTGGCGGATACTGTTGAAGTGAAAGGTGCTGATTTAAATTCGGGTATGTTACACGTATTCCTAGAGAACATCCTTCCCGAAGCCAAGAAGGAACGCAAGATCCTTATTGGGAATGTGATAGAACCTCAATTGCTTAAAGAATAGTATGAATCGGGTGGTCACGTAATAGACCCGTGGGAGGCCAAGGTTAGTCTCCCAAATACACACAAACAAACACAGGAGAAGTACAATGACTAATAAGAACCCCTTCGAACTTCGCACAGAAGTTCTCGCCATGGCTAAAGAGTACATGGACCAAGCGTATCACATGAACGTCAATTTCGTCCAAACAATGTTCGAGCAAGGTAAAAAGACTGCGGAAGAAATGCAGGCTGCTTTAACCCCATATTCCGCTCAAGATCTGATCGACAAAGCAAACGAAATGTATAGTTTTGTTTCAAAAAGAGATCCAAGAGATCACCTATGATAGATCCAGATCACACAGTATTTCGAACCCCTTATGAAAAGAAAAAAGGCGGTAAGTAAAATAGACTTGGGGGCTTCGGCCCCCTTTTCTATTGACATTGATCATCATTTGTGTTACATTTAACCAAGTCTAATGCACAAGGATACTTTATGAGTTTTTATACTTCATGCCACCGTTACGGCAATCAGATCTTGTATCGTGGATACACTGACAACGGTACACACGTTCACGAACGAGTCAAGTTTGAACCCACACTCCACGTTCGTAGTTCGAACAAAACATCAACATACGCCTTGGATGGCACGCCTGTCGAGGCCGTGAAGTTTGATAGCATGAGTGAAGCGTCAGACTTCATCAAGATGTATGATGACGTAAAGAACTTCAAGGTGTATGGTAACACCAACTACGTAGCACAGTTCATTGCCAAACGTTTTCCCGACGATGTAAAGTTCGACATGAATCATATCGCTGTCGGCAATATCGACATTGAAGTCGCATCAGACGATGGTTTCCCCCATCCTGATCAGGCCAACCACCCCGTCATCTCCATCGCCTACAAGTCTTCCAAGAGTGGTGTATATCACGTTTGGGGTTTGAATGATTACGACTACAAGAAGTGCGAAGTATTGCCCAAGGACACTCTGATCCAATACCGCAAATGTGCGGATGAGATTGAACTGTTGCAGGCCTTCCTAACGTATTGGGAGAATCACTACCCCGACATCATCACGGGTTGGAACCTAAGACTGTTCGACATTCCATACATGGCCAACCGTATCAAGAAGGTCATGGGTGAGGAGAACATGAAGCGCCTGTCACCGTGGCGTGTGGTGCAATACCGTCAGGTTGGTGTCAAAGGTAAATCGCTTGATGCCTATGAAATCTATGGGGTTGCACAGTTAGACTACTATGACTTGTTCCAGAAGTTTGCGTATACCTATGGCACTCAAGAGTCCTATGCTCTAAACCATATTGCTTTCACCGTCTTGGGTGAGCGCAAGTTATCCTATGCAGAACACGGCACTCTGAATGGTCTCTACAAAGAGGATTACCAAAAGTTCATTGACTACAACATTCGAGACGTTGATCTAGTTGATCGTATTGATCAAGAGATGCGATTGATCGAACTCGCTATCATCATGGCCTACAGAGGTGGTGTGAACTACGGCGATACACTTGGAACAACCGCCATTTGGGATAGCATCATCTATCGCCATCTGAACAAGAAAAACATCATCATTCCTCAGTCAGCCCACAAAGAACGTGGCGACTATCCTGGCGGTTACGTGAAAGATCCTATCTGCGGAATGCACGATTGGGTGGTGAGTTTTGACTTGAACTCTCTGTATCCAAATCTAATCGTTCAGTACAACATGAGCCCCGAAACTCTTCTAACTGGTTCAGGAGACTTCGGCCCGCATGGTGTTGACTACTACCTTGAGGCAAAACACGACCCTATTCCCCAAAGCGCTCGTGACCGTGATGTAGCGGTGGCGGCCAATGGGTCAATGTATCGCAAAGATAAACAAGGGATGATTCCTGAAATCATTGTGATGTATTACAATGACCGTAAGAAGATCAAAGGCGAGGCACTCAAACTCAAGAAAGAGTATGAACTGAACAAGTCGCCTGAACTCAAACGTCAGATGAACCAGCTCGACAACTCCCAACAGGCGGTCAAGATCCTTCTGAACTCTTTGTATGGTGCGTTGGGTAACGAACACTTCCGTTACTATGATCTACGTATCTCAGAGGGTGTTACGTTGTCGGGTCAGTTGGCCATTCGGTGGGCAGAGAAGGCCGTCAACGACAGCATAAATAAGATACTCAAGACTGACAAAGACTATGTGGTCGCCATGGACACTGACTCCGTCTATGTTAACATGGGGCCTTTGGTCAAAGAGGTCAATCCCAAAGATCCTGTCGCCTTCCTTGACAAGGCATGTGCCACCAAGATCGAACCTATCATTGATGCCGCATATGCCAAACTGTTCACCATGATGAATGCGTTTGAAAACCGTATGGTTATGAAACGAGAAGCCATCGCTGACAAAGCCATCTGGACTGCAAAGAAGCGTTACATCCTAAACGTCCATAACAACGAAGGTGTTCAATACGCTGAACCCAAAATCAAGATCATGGGCATTGAAGCCGTCAAGTCTTCGACACCTCAAGTCGTGCGTGACAAGTTCAAACAGGCTTACAAGATCATGCTGAGTGGTACTGAGTCGGATCTTATTAAGTTCGTCGAAGACTTCTATAAAGACTTCGTCAATCTCAAGCCTGAGGATGCATCGTTTCCCCGTGGTGTAAGTGACATCAAGAAATGGACGGGTGCGGGTGGTACTTACCTTAAAGGCACACCAATCCACGTTCGTGGTGCCATCCTCTTTAATCACTTCATCAAGAAGAATGGACTTGACAAACAGTATGAACTGATCCAAGATGGTAACAAGGTTAAGTTCTGTTACCTCAAGATGCCCAATCCCATCTCTGAGAACGTCATTGCATTCCCCAACTTCCTACCAAAGGAATTGGGTCTACATGAGTATATCGACTACGATTTGCAATTCAGCAAGACGTTCAAAGACCCCCTAAAGATCGTATCAGACGCCATCAAGTGGAAAGTCGAATACATCTCAACACTAGAAGACTTTTTTGTATAAAGGAAAAGAATAATGTCCGAATCGTTAATCTCAAAACTGTTGAAAAATAGCACCGTGAAACAAACCGCCATCATCACCGAATCCAAAGTGTACGGTAAGAAGGAAATGATTCACACTCAAGTTCCAATGATCAACGTGGCCCTGTCAGGTCGTGTTGATGGTGGTCTAGTTCCCGGTATGTTGATGTTGGCAGGACCGTCTAAACACTTCAAGTCTGCCTTCGCTCTACTCTTGGCTGCAGCATACCTAAAGAAATATGACGATGCCGTCATCCTGTTCTATGACTCAGAATTTGGCACACCTCAGGCATACTTTGAATCGTTTGGTATCGACATGTCCCGTGTCATTCACACACCTATCACTGATGTCGAAGAACTGAAGTTTGATATCATGAAACAACTAGACGGTATCGACAAGAAAGATAAGGTCTGTGTCATCATTGACTCTATCGGTAACTTGGCTTCGAAGAAAGAAGTTGACGATGCCATGAACGAGAAGTCGGTGGCGGATATGTCACGTGCCAAGCAGATGAAGTCTCTGTTCCGTATGATCACGCCACATTTGAATTTAAAAGATATTCCTATGATCGTCGTAAACCATACCTACAAGGAAATCGCTCTGTATCCTAAAGACATCGTATCGGGTGGTACTGGTGCATACTATTCGTCTGATGCTATTTGGATTATTGGCCGCCAACAAGAGAAAGATGGCAACGAGGTTTCGGGTTACCACTTCGTGATCAATATTGAGAAGTCACGTTACGTTCGTGAGAAGTCTAAGATTCCGATTACTGTTACCTTCGAGGGTGGTATCTCCAGATGGTCTGGTCTTATGGACGTTGCAGAAGAAGGTGGATACCTACGTAAACCCAAGGTTGGTTGGTACGAAGCCGTCGATCCTAAGACGGGTGAAGTCTTGTCGGAGAAACTCCTACGAGCAAAAGAAATCGTTGACAATCCTGCGTTTTGGACTATGATGTTTACTAAGACTGATTTTGCAACCCACATCAAAGATCGTTACACCATGGCGACCAAGACGCACTTTGCAGAGTCGGCCCCCATTGTAAGCGATTTAGAGGAAGAACTAGATGATTGAACAAACAATTCTAGCGGGTCTTATCACCAACGAGGATTATACTAGAAAGACGCTACCGTTCCTTAAACCTGAATACTTTCAGGACAAGAGTGAACAAGTAGTATACAAGTCGGTCGTGGACTATGTGAACTTGTACAATGGGCTTCCTACCAAGGAGGCCCTTAACATTTCTATCAGTGAGAGAGACGACCTTAACCAACAACAATTCAGTGATGTTAGCAAGCTCGTAAACTCTCTATACTATGATGAGAAAACCGACACTCAGTGGCTGGTTGACAAGACTGAGAAGTTCTGCCAAGACAAGGCCATCTACAATGCGGTTCGTGAGTCTATCCTGATCCTTGATGGTCAGCACAAGTCTGCAGAGAAGGGATCTATTCCTGAACTTTTATCAACCGCTCTAGGCGTTTCTTTTGATAGCAACATCGGTCACGACTTCATTGAGAACTCAGACTCTCGCTTTGACTTCTACCATGCCAAGGAAGACAAGATCGCCTTCGACATTGACCTACTGAATAAGATCACCAAAGGTGGCGTGTCGAGAAAGGCATTGATCATTGCACTGGCTGGCACGGGTGTGGGTAAGTCGTTGTTCATGTGTCACTGCGCTTCTGCTAATCTGATGGCGGGTCTTAACGTCCTATACATCACCCTAGAGATGGCTGAAGAGAAGATCGCAGAACGTATTGATGCCAACTTGCTTGACATCACACTAGACGACCTTCGTGACATTCCAAAAGATGTTTATATCAAGAAGATTGACCGTGTCAAAGATAAGACCAACGGCAAACTGATCATCAAAGAATATCCAACAGCGTCAGCGGGAGCCAACCACTTTCGGCACTTGCTCAACGAACTTCGTTTGAAAAAGAACTTCAAACCTGATATCATCTATATCGACTACCTGAACATCTGCACCAGCTCAAGACTGCGTCATGGCGCTAACGTCAACTCCTATACAATGATCAAGTCTATCGCTGAAGAACTGCGGGGATTGGCTGTCGAGTTCAACGTGCCTGTCGTATCCGCCACTCAAACGACTCGTTCGGGTTATGGCAACTCTGACATGGATCTGACAGATACATCCGAATCGTTTGGTCTACCAGCAACCGCCGACTTTATGTTTGGTCTTATCTCAACTGAGGAACTGGAACAACTAGGCCAGATCATGATCAAACAGCTCAAGAATCGCTGGGGTGATCTGAACATGTATAAGCGATTCGTTGTTGGGGTTGACAGATCAAAGATGCGTTTGTATAACGTAGAAGAGTCTGCTCAGAAGGAACTGATGAATGACAGTAAGCACGTAGACAAACCTATCATGGATAACCAAGGTTACGACGATGTGGAACGCATAGATCAAGAGACAGGCGAAGTCTTCACCATCAGCAAAAAGAAACCAAGCTTTAAGGGATTTAAGTAAATGTCATACTACATCAAACAACAAGATGCCAAGTATCAGATCGTCGAGAAGGGTACTGAACTTGTGGTACAAGAGTTTGTGGATAAAGACAAGGCTCGTGCTCGTCAACGGCACTTAAACCTTGGGGGTGGATTTAATGGATTCACTCCTGAGTTCTTCTGCGTCAAGTATCCAGAAATCAAAGAGACTCTATCAAACTAAAAAAGGCCGCCATTCCTGACGACCTTTCTAAGTCTGATACGTGGCAGAGCATAACCCCAATGGCATACTTGATGCGACCTCTGCTTTTCCTGTTGTGATATACTGCACACTTGCCTCTTACGTTGTTTGACGTACTTTTCACGCACCCACAAACTTATTTATATGATTTTTTTCTTTAGTGCTTGACAAAGTGCGTGTTTTGTGATAAATATTTATGATACACAAGGAGATGAACATGGTTGAAAAGACTCTATATGAACTGATCGTTGAAGCGCTTGAAGAAGCAAAGATGCTTGAGATGGGGGTATCCGAACCAGACGAAGATCACATGCTGTTGACTGCTATGCGTCTGTCAGGCGCTCCCTATTCATTTATTGAACAAGTTTATCAGAAAGGGGCTTGACATCCTCCAACAGAAGCACTATATTAAGTATGTAGGAAGCGAAGAGGAAGATAGAGATGCTTAAAGCTGTCGTCGATAAAGAATGGGCCGAGGTTCGCCGTGATGGCCGTGGTAAGGTTGAGGATTGGTCGTGGTCTGTATCGTTCTACGATGCACCCGAACAGATTGACCTAAATTACTACATTGACCGTCATTGGTACAAAGAAGAAGTAACGGCTACTCTAGTCGCCGCTTTGTTCGAGGCTGGTGACTTCCACTATGGTGAGTATGGTGAAATCGTAATCAATAAGGTGTTCGCATGAATATGTCCAAGACTGAAAAGGTGTTCGCTGATCGTATCCTAGATATGATGGAAGACAACAGCTGCACTATGAAAGAGGCCCTTGAATGGGACTTCGAAGCGTTTGACTTCGACATTCGAGGAATGGGTGCGGATCTGTTGAAAGATGAATTCAACTTCTATCTCGCCAAGAACGGTGTCTACAACCATGGTATCGTCGAGTTTTACACTGATGTGATGTGTCACAAGACGCAAGACTTCGCTCTTCGGAAAGTGAGTGCAAAATGAACCAACGAGCTGGCAAAACACATCGTGCTGCACTAGGTGACAGTAACACGATGATGCGGCTCAAGAACTTCATGGAAACGTGCCAGAAGCTTCTTGAGGGTGAGGGTCACACTGAGTCGGCATTCTACTTTGAACAACTGTCAGAGTACTTCGCTGGTGGTGGTGAACTGATAGACGACCGAAAAGAAACCTCCCGCATCCTAGGACTTTAAAGGCGCTTCGGCGTCTTTTTTGTTTATAAATACTATAATAGATAAAGGAAATGAATATGAGTGTAGCTTCAGATAAATTTGAAAAGGCCATTATGGATTCTATCAATCTAATTTCTGGCATGAAAGCGGAGAGACCTCCTGCTGCTACTCAATTATCGGATGTAGCAATAGTCGAACACAATAACAGCAAACTTACGAATAGGGTTTGGGTTGAAGTGAAAATGAATCATACCGATAACCTAGCAAACCCTAGAGTGTTTTACAAAGATAAAAAATGGCAGACGACATACGAAACACCCGCTGCTCAAGAAGCTGTAAAAATGTTGAACGATTCGCCAGATGCTGCAAAGTTCATCACTGCCATTTCCAAGTTTTCGGGCATACCTGAAGATGTCATAAAGATTCCAACCACCATATCAGGACTGAAAGAATCAGGTGCGGTTCCACTGCACATTATGAAATCATACTTTAGTCAATCTGGTGTCAATAGGTATATACATAACAGAGAGAATTACCCAATCGGCGAGTTGGTAACAAAACACTATACTATGGGTAAAAAAGAGCCCGCATATTATATGCAAGCTAACAACGATTTCTATATGATATCTAGTAAGAACCCCCTAAAATTGCCTAGTAATATTCCAATACTAAAAGGAAATGGTGACTTTAAAGTTAGAGTTTCCACTAGATCACAATTTTACGAAGTTCAAGCAGAAATCAAAATCAAATCTATGCCTGATAGCACATACTCAGTGAAATCTGGAACCAACAAAAAGAACCCATTCGAATGAAAAAATTCACAACGTATCTAGAAGAAGCTAAGAACACTCATATGACCCACATTGAGGATTCTATCCTGTTGGGTGGAGTCGAAGGCGCACGTGATGCCATTAACTTCCTTCGAGCTCTTCGTGATATGTTGGCTGGTAAGGCCACAAACAAAGTGAACGTGACCGTCAAATGGGATGGCGCTCCTGCCATCTTTGCGGGTACTGACCCCACTGACGGCAAGTTCTTTGTCGCCAAGAAGGGCATCTTTAACAAAGACCCCAAGGTGTATAAGACACATGCAGATGTTGACGCCGACACTTCAGGTGATCTATCTGTGAAATTGAAATTGGCTCTTGACTACCTACCTGAACTTGGTATCACGGGCGTTGTACAGGGTGATTTTTTATATGCTAAAGAGGATATCAAAGAAGTTACAATTGATGGAGAACAGTATATTACTTTCCATCCTAATACGATTGTTTATGCGATACCAAAGAACAGCGGACTTGCTAAACAGATCCTTGCCTCCCGAATCGGTGTGGTCTGGCACACTACATACAGAGGAGAATCTTTTGAAACAATGTCAGCGACTTTTGGAGAGGAGATTGCAAGCAAGTTCCCCAAGTCAAGAAACGTCTGGTCGGTAGATGCTGTCTATCGTGATGTCACTGGTTCAGCAACCATGACTGAAGTTGAGACGGCACAGGTAACTGAAATCCTATCCAAAGCTGGTAAGATCTTCTCTGGACTACACAGAGCTACGATAGACGGTATCTCCCACAACGAAGACTTGTTAAACCGTGTAAACGTATTCATCAATAGTAAAGTAAGAGAAGGACAAAGAATTGGCGATGCTCATAAATTTGTTGACGATCTTGTCACTAATCTCACTGGTTATTATAGAAAAGAAGTTGACAAACTTAAAACTGATGCGGGTAAGTCTAAGGCAGAAACCAAAGCAAAAGAAGCAATGAAGTATTTCGCTAACACTGATAAGGCCCAAATCGTGGCTATGTTTGATATGTACAACCTTATCGTTGATGCGAAACTTATCATTGTACGGAAGCTAGATAAAGCTAAACAGATTGGAACCTTCCTTCGAACTGCGGACGGTTACAAGGTGACCGAACAAGAAGGCTTTGTTGCTATTGATCACATAGGTAAGAACGCCGTGAAACTGATTGATAGACTTCAATTCTCTCACGCAAACTTTTCACCAGATACAATTAAAGGATGGCAACGCTAATGGCCCAATTTAATAAGAATACTCAACAATTTTTAGGCGACAGTAAGACATTATTTGAAGTTCAGATGTTAGCATCTGCTAACGGACAAATTGTTGATGCTACACACCCCCTTCCTGTCACTCTTTCGGAAACGTTGCCAGACCTATACAGTTTTAGCAATTTCGGAACATTCTCACATCGTGGATGGACAATGAGTGATACACTCATTCCTATGTTTAGTGTCAGATCAAAAACTACATCAACCAAAACCTCAAAAATACTTAATTACGATCTTGGTAATAACAATGCAAGTGCGAGCACCGTTGGTTATGTTTGGGTCGAAAATGCCACTATAACCGGAACTGTTCCATCTTGGACTAGTTTGAATTCGGACGTAGAATATCTGTTTTATACAGATGCGTATGGTTCAAATACACCAAATGGTTTTACTGGTGGCACCAATCGTCATGCTGGTATCATTATTGGTAAAAACTCATCTGCCGAAAGCGATATTGCAGATTTGAGTTTAGTAGCCAATGGACGTACAATGACACTTTGTGTTATGAGGTTAGATAGTGCGACAAAGCTAGATCTTTGGATTGCAGTAGACATGGCGGTCTACTCTTAAGTAATATCGGGTATGCAATAATGTCAACACTGTTTACCTAATCTTGTGATAAATATGAGTAGTTACAACAGTAACTCACACATATCACAGAGGTAAAAATGAATACGTTCGTCCAACCACAATCATTTTTCGCCAAGGTCTATAACTTTGTCGAAGGTCTTATGAAATACAATGCCAAAATGGCCGAGATTAGATCAACCATTAGAGAACTTGATGCGTTGACTGACCGTGAACTATCTGACATCGGACTTAGTCGTGCAGATATTTACGAAATCGCAGAACAAAACGCAAAGATGTCTGCATAATCCATATACAGATTTTGTTAAAAGGCGGGCTTAATGCCCGCTTTTCTTTTTTATAAATACTACTAATGTAGTGAGGCTAAGGTAAACCTACAATAGGAGATAATATGGAAATCAAGAAGAAGCCTGATCCCAAGGCTGAAAAAGAACTCGTGAAAAATAGAGTTGAAATTAATCCCGTGATTAAAGAAGCGGTAGGCAAGACTGCTGTAATCGCTTGGGGTAGAATGAACCCAATTACTACTGGACATGAAAAACTTGTCAATAAGGTGTTAGAGGTATCTCGTAAGTCAAAAGCTGACCCAAAGATTTTCCTAACCCACTCCCAAGATCCCAAGAAGAATCCACTCTCTTACGACGATAAGGTCGAGTTGGCTCATTTGGCCTTTGGTAATATCATCTTCAAATCTGGTGCTAAGACCATCATTGAAGTGATGAAAGAACTACAATCCCATTATAAAAACATTGTCCTAGTTGCTGGTCAAGACCGTATCACTGAGTTCGAAACTCTTTTGAACAAGTACAACGGTAAGGACTACCACTTTGATTCTATTCAAGTCGTATCGGCAGGAGAACGTGATCCTGATGCCGAAGACGTGACAGGCATGTCTGCTTCCAAGATGAGAGCGCTGGCTTTATCTGGTGACGAAGCAACATTCAAGAAGGGACTTCCAACCAAACTACAGGCACACGCCGACGATGTTTACAAACTCGTTCGTGCGGGTATGCGTGTATCAGAGGGTCTTGAGCTTGAAGAAGGCGTTTTGTCCATCGCACAGAGACTTAAACGTGCCGCAAGCTTGCGCCGTAACGAACCAAGAATCGCTGCCGCTCGTGCAAGAGCAATGAAGCGTATGGCGGGTAATCAGAAATTGATCGCTCGTGCTCGCAAAAAAGCAATCATGTCTATTCGTAAAAGAGTTGCTGGTGACAAGGGTGTGAACTATCATGACCTGTCACCATCTGAGAAGATTCAGATTGATAAGCTTGTAGAGAAAAGAAAAAAGTCAATCACCAAGATTGCAATGAGATTACTTCCATCGGTTCGTAAAGCCGAAATGGTTCGATTCCAACACGTTAATTCTGGTGCGGCCACGGCGGTTCCCGTAAAGGCGACGAAGAAGGTCAACGAAGAGTTCGAAACGTTCTTAGAAGGCACAAGACCACACACCTTATATACCAAAGACCATCGTGTCAAGTTTGATCGTCGTTTTAAGATCAACAAAAAAGTGGCAGAGATGCTTGACAACGACGAAGGTCTGTTGGAACTTATCGACGAGACATTTGAATCATACAAACTACAAGAGAGCAAAGATCTCAAGTCACTTCACAAGAAATCAGAAGAATCCGGTATCGACTTTGACGAACTGCGTCAGGTCTACAGTGAAGGACTTGACGAGTCGTATGGTAATCTAAGCCCACAACAAAACGCATTTAACAAAGTAAATAACTATATCGCCGAAGCGTTTGATCAACCATATCCTTGGAGATGGGGCTATCGCATTGAGGGTCGGATGTGGGCAGCAAATTTTGCTGATGTTGATGTGGTTTTCTCTGTTGATGGTGCCAAAAGTGCCGGAAAATGGGAATTGTCATTCGCCAGAAACGGTAAACAATCAGTTACTGGTAAGGGCGATCAATTTAAAATATTCGCAACCGTAATTGACATCGCAAAAGATTTTATTAATCTAATGCGACCAAAATTTATACAATTTTCTGCTCGTAAAGAAGAAACTGAAACTACGAGTAGTAGGACAAAACTCTACAGCGCTATGGTCAAACGATTTGCAAACAGTTCAGGTTACGAGTCTAAAGAGAAACCATTCAATGATTTCGTAGTTTATGAGTTAACTAGAAAACAAGATAAATCAGTAACGGAAACAAAAAAATACAAGGAACATCCTGTGGCACTTAACATTGAAGGTTTTAAAAGCTTTAAACAGTATATCGAAGAAGGTGTCAATGACCCTGCTATTTTTAAAGTGGTGTTCCTTGCGGGTGGTCCAGGATCAGGTAAGTCATTTATCGTCGGTAAGACTGCTCTATCTGCACTTGGTTTCAAAACGATTAACTCAGATGACATCTTTGAGATAGCGTTGGGTAAAGTGGGTCTTAAAGCAACTCCTGAAGACATTTATTCAGAACTAGGTCAGTCAACCCGTGAAGGTGCAAAACTACTCACCGACAAGAAGATGCAACAAGCTATCAACGGTCGCCTAGGTTTGGTGATCGACGGTACAGGTAAAGACTACAATAAGATCGAAAAACAGTCTGCCAAACTTCGTGCATTGGGGTACGATGTGGCAATGATCTTCGTGAACTCTTCTATTGAGACTTCACAAACCCGTAACAAGATGAGAGCAAGAACTCTTGCCGCATCTGAAGTTGAAAAGATGTGGAACGGTGTCCAACAAAACATTGGCAAATTCCAAAGCTTCTTTGGCAAGAACATGTTCATCATTGATAACTCTGAAGGATCCGATTACGAATCTCAAGTCCTATCAGTCTATCGTAAGGTTAGTGCTTGGTCAAAATCTGCACCATCATCACATATTGCACAAGAGTGGATCAAGTCGCAGAAGTCAGTTAAAGAAGAACACGGCGCTGGCTTTTGGGGAACTCCTGAACTAACCAAGAATTTGAAAAAAAAAACTCCCGGATATAAAGTAAACGAGGCGTTTGAGAACTTCCTCAACGAAGAAGAGGATGATGAGGATGCTCACTGCGCTCTTATCTCAAAGGCCGACATACGTGAACTTGAGAAGTTTGCTGACGATCTGTTGTCTAAGTATAAGATAGATGTTGAATTTACAAAACACTTCGGGGATCGTATGTCGGATGATCGTAACGTTCCATGTATCACTACCAAAGAATTGAAAGAGTTTTTCCGCAAAGTCTATGCTAACCAAGGCGCTAAGATCAAGGGTAACAGAGGAATCGAAGCGGTTATTAAAGACGCACAGAAAGCTTTGAACATGCCTGTAATTATTGACTATAAGAATGGTGAGGTGGAAGTGACGTTTAAGACAATCATGCGTAAGAAAAACTTCACTACACCAAACAAAGTCATTCAGTACTGAGGAAACAAAATGGGATTTGAACTGAAAAAAGAACACGTAGCAGAGATGCTAAAAGGTAACAAGAACGTAGATGCTTGGTATACGGCTATGGTCAAGATCCTTCCTAAGTATGGAATCGACACACCAAACCGTATTGCGGGTTTTGTTGCTCAGTGTGGCCATGAGTCGTTAAACTTCACCGTGCTAGAAGAGAACCTACACTACAAAGCAGAGACTTTGGAAAAGTTGTTTTCAAAATACTTTTCAAAGGCGGGTCGGAATGCGGCAGACTATGCCAACCAACCTGAGAAGATTGCTAACGTGATCTACGCTTCACGTATGGGTAACGGTGATACGGCTTCGGGTGATGGTTACAAGTTTCGTGGTCGTGGTATCATTCAGTTAACAGGCAAAGAAAACTACACTAAGTTTGGTAAGTCTATCAATAAAACTGCTGACGAGACCGTTGCATATGTTACGACCATTGATGGCGCTTTAGAGTCGGCCTGCTGGTATTGGGCAACCCGTAAACTGAACGAAACTTGTGATGCAAACGATATTACCAAAATGACTAAGCTTATCAACGGTGGTACAATTGGTTTAGAAGATCGTAAGTCACATTATGAACATAACCTTGCAACTTTAAAAAACTAATAGGATAATCAGATGAAAACTTTATCACAAATCATTAAAGAAACATATCTTGAAGAGAAAAGAGGTCTATGGGATAACATTCACGCCAAGCAAGAGAGAATCAAGAATGGTTCTAAAGAGCGTATGCGTAAACCGGGATCAGAAGGCGCTCCAACCAAGCAAGACTTCATCAACTCAAAGTCAGTCAAAGAGTCGGCCGAGGATGATGAAAGAGAGTACGACTTCGAAGGTGAAATGGCCAAGTCACAACTCTATGCAATGATTGAAGACGCTAAGTATGTTATCTCTATGATGGAAGACGACACCAACCTTCCTGAATGGCTTCAAACCAAGATCACTCTTGCTGCGGATTACATCTCAACAGTTTCCGACTACCTAACTGGTGAAGACGCAGAAGATGAGGAAGACGACGAATGAAAAACTTTAAAATGTTTCTCGAACATCCGAACTGCGGCAGTCCAAACTGCTGCGGCCAATGTGACGACATCAACGAGGAACTTGTAATTGAGAACGCTGAGTTCGAAGGGAAGAGTGTAAAGCTTAATGACCCTATGAGAACTTCGGAGAGTCCAACTCACAAGTTCAAGGTCTATGTCAAGAACGATCAAGGTAACATTGTAGTGGTTCGATTCGGAGATCCGAATATGGAAATCAAACGTGATGATCCTGACAGAAGAGCTTCATACAGAGCACGTCATAACTGCGACAATCCCGGTCCAAAATGGAAAGCAAACTATTGGTCGTGCAGACAATGGCGTGCTGGGGCCAAAGTAGATAACTAATAAATACATTAAAGAAACATTGGAGGAACCCCATGAACCTTAGAGAATCCCTATTCAGAGCACTAGACAACTTGACTGAGATGTCAGGTGGTAATGGTGCTAGCGTCAGTATCATCCATGATGGTAAAAAGTATAAGAAAGTAAAACGTTTTGACAGTAAAGAAACTGCAAACGACTTTATGGAAAAAAACAAGGGACATAGCGTCCTTCATTCTGACAACGGTGGTGTCTACGTTAAACACGATAAGAACAAAGGTATGCCACATACATACACACCTCACAACGAAGAAACCGAACACCTAGACGAAATCTCTAAGGATTTGGCGACCAGAGCGGCACACGGTTTTGCTAATAAAGCAGACAACACCAAACTCCCAATTGAAAAAAGAAAGCAAGCTTCATCTGCTATGCAACTGGCTGTCAAAAAGGCAACTGGACACGGTGGTGCTAAAGTCAACGCCGTTTCAAGACGAGTTGAAATTGGCAATCACTACAACGAAGCAGTTTCACTTAAAGATGATCCAAGTCACAGCAATAACCCATTCAAATATACAAAAAAGCCTACTAATAAAAAAGAGGCGCAGGGTAACGTAAACTACTGGCACTACGTAGGTATGGCTTCGAACAAAGAAATCGAAGATATGGGCGAAAATCCCGCAAGTTACAAAACATACGCCAAGTCTATGATGCAGGACGCACAGCGTGAACTTAAAAAGATGACCGAATCTTTCGAACTAGACGAATCGTATGAGACTTACCACCCATCTTACACCAGTGCGATTAACACCGCTCTTGACCACCATGGACATCTGTCGGTAAGTGATGAAGATCGTGACACTCACATCGCATCTGGCCCTCGCAAACCAAGTGAAGGTAACACCGTAAGTCATAACATTCCTGCTACCGATAAATCAGGAAATCCACATATGATTCACATTCAAGTCTACAACAAGGGTGGTAACAAGCCTTTCGAATTGAATACCTACTCTAGTAAAGTTCCAAAGAAGAAGATGAAAGAGGAAGTCGATCTTGATGAAGCCAAGACTGACATCTATCATCAGCATATGTTGAAGGCACTTGGTAAGACAAGACTACCAAAGGATCACCCATATACTTCTGCGGTTGCTAACAATGGTGATTTCGTTGTTCATAACAATGGTAAAGTTGTTGGTCGTCTTCCAAAAGGCGAACATAGCATCAAAGAAGAACTAGAAGCACTTAACGAATTGTCACCAGAACTTCTTGGTCGTTATGCTAACAGAGCTACAAAGGATGGCAGCACCAGTTTGAGAAAAATTATTGGATCAACAGACCGATCCACAGCTCGCCCACTTATCACACGTGCTAACAAGCGTGAAACAGGTGCTGACATGGCAATCGACAAAATACGAGGCAATTCTAACGTAAAAGTTCATGCTAAAGAAGAATCTTCATTACCTCCACACCTTGCTAAGTTGATTGATCCAAAGACTGGCAACATGAAAGATCCAGAAAAGCAAAAGATCTATGATGACATGATGAAGAGAAAGATGAAAGAGGAAGCCGCAAATCCTGCACAACAAGCTGCTATAGCGATTGCGAAGAAGAAGATGAAAGAAGAGACCGAATCTGATGCCAAGGACAATTCGAAGAAATTCAATAAAGTCTTTGCAAACAAAACACAGGCGACAAACTTTGCTGCTAAGAACGGTGGTACTGTAAAGCACAGTCCTCTTAGTGGAAAGTATTATGTTGAAGTTTCCGAATCGTGGTTGTATCAAAATGAAGAGACCAGTTCTGTCGCTAAGGATGCTACAGTCAAGTCAACCAAGTCAAACGTCACCGCAAACACAAACACGACTACTCCATATGATGTTAAGCCACAACGTGTCAAGTCTGCCGAATTCAACAAACTATTTAACTAACCCAAAGCATAAGGAGAACAACAAATGGCACTATGGGGAAATATCGACGCCGCTAACATCACTGGTACGTCTATCAGTGTTACTAACAGCAGCGCTACTGTAACTGGAACTGGTACAACATTTGACACCGATTTCAAAGTCGGCGACACAATCATCATTACGTCAGGAACCACCACCAAGAACTACGTTGCAGCAATCGCTAACACAACCCAAATCACTTTGGGTGACGTATTCAGTGGAACTACCAACACATCTCTTACAGTTTCTTCAACGACTGTCAGAGTCCAAAAGACACCAAAGTATGTGTATTGGGATTCGAACCAACCATCGGGTAAAGCTGCTCTTGAACAGGTATACTTTGTTGACGAGACAGAGGCAAATGTTGCTGCTAACAAAGCGATTGGTATCAATGGTTCGGGCTGGTGGAGAATTAGAACTTACACTGACGCTCAGAGTGTCACACGTTATAAGACTGAGTTACTCGTTGCCATGGATGTCACCGCTGCTGTTGCAGGCGATGCGGCTGACGACTCAGTAGTAGCTGATTCCTAATTGAGAGGGGCGCAAGCCCCTCTTTTATTTAAAGAAGAGTAAAATATGATTTTAGATGAAAAGTCCTTTTTAATTATTGCCGCTAAAAACTACGATATGAAAAGATCGTCAGGCGTTGAAGAGTTTTATGATGACCTTAAGCGGTTTCAATATTTGAAGAGACTATTCAAACGTTATGAAGACGATAAAGATCTTAGGATTAGACTTATTCTAAACCATATTGTAGTGTTGTATAATTGTTTTGGCAGTACTGCAACCAACATGTTATTCTATAGACTTAAAGAGCACCATAAATATCTTAAACCATTTGTGGTGTTTTTAAATTACATGCCAGACTTTGTAGAATATGAGAACATCAGAATTCTAGATAGTGATATCCCATTGGATCCTCAAATAATAGAAGAGCTTCGAAAAATATGATAGTAGACCTTTATCTTGTATACCAATTCATCAAGAGATTGGTGACACCATTTAACCAATGGGCGGCATTTAAGGCTGGTATCATTGACGATAAAGGTAACATCATTAAGAAACCCCGTGACAGATCATCTAGAGACAAGCAGGCCTTCGGTAAGTTTGATTTGATGCTTCTGAAGTTAAAGAAACTGTTGGCCAAGATTCCGGGTGGTCAAACCAAGTTGGCAACATATGCTGCTGCACTGTGGTTGATCAAAGAGGGTAACGAGAACGCCGACGAATCTTTGATGGAAGAACAACTGATATCATACATGAATTATATTACAGAAACCGCAGATGTCAACACCAAATTTGATCTGCTGTTTGAAGACGGTATCGTCAATTCGGCTGGATCAGGTAATATCCAAGGTATTGGTGTAGGACCAAAAGGCGAACCGAGGCTTAATCCAAAACAGATGAACAAGTATAAGAAAGGCAACCAAGCTGGTGCGCCTTACAGAATTCCACTTAAAACTATGGTGCCATGATGGGTATGAGACTTACTGCCGTAATGGCAATACTACTGATGTTTGTTTCTGGATCTTTCTATTGGTATTACAACGATACGCAAAAAAGAATGGTCATCTTGGTCGAGAACAATGCCAAGTTGGAAGTCGGTATTAAAACAAATGAGGAAACTATCGCAAGTCTAAATAGCAGTATCGCCTCTTCAAATGCCGAGTTGACACGAATAAACAACGCCTTTTCATCGTCACGTGAACAGAACAGACTACTATTAGATAAACTTTCGAAACATGATATTGGTACATTGGCTGCAATTAAACCGAAACTAGTAGAGAACATTATTAACGAAGCATCGTCTAAATCCCTAAGATGCTTTGACATTATGAGTGGCGCTGCCCTCACAGATAAAGAGAAAGGAGCAAAAGATGGCAAATCGTTCAATAGTGAATGTCCTTGGTTGTGGTCTAATACTACTCCTTAGTGCTTGTGCTTCTTCCCAACCAAAAGTAATTGAGATATCTGCAAAGCCGATAGACAAACCTCAGTTAATCCTACCGACAGCAGATAAATTAAATCTTCACAATGTACAATGGATTGTTATCACTCCTGAGAACATTAACGATGTTATGACTAAACTATCACCCAGCGGTGGTAAGGTAGCACTGTTTGCCCTTACCGATAAAGGTTATGAGAATTTGTCTTTGAATATAAATGATTTAAGAACATATATAACTCAACTTCAGGCTATTTTACTTGCATATGAGGGATACTATAAGAATTCAAATAGTGCTCTTGATGCAGCAAATGCCCAGATACAAGCCACTGGTGATGCCGCAAAAAAGGTAATCGCTGAACAACCACATAAAAAATTCATGGGATTATTCTAATGTCAGAAGACCAGCACGAAAAACGCTTTGACCGTATTGAGGAAAAGCTAGACAAACTCTCAGAGGCGATGGTATTGATCGCCCGCACTGATGAAAAGCTTGTATCTATGGAGCAGAAGTACGCTGCACAGTATGATCGTATGAATCGGTTCTCTCAGAAGTTGGATGACATAGATAAGCAACTCACAGAGAACTCTCAGGTCATTCGTAACCTAGGCACGTTCTTTTGGATCCTTGTGACTGCCGTGGTCGGTGCCGTCGCAGCTCAGTATTATCACGGCCTATAAACACATTTTCTCCTTGACAAGTTTTTCCCCGATGGTATAATCAACTATCGGCTGAATATAATATTGGAGAATCTATGAATTACCTTGATCTAAAGTATACTAATATGCTATCAGTGAGATTAGATAGATTCGCAGTAAAGTCTACTAATCCATACAAAGTAAACTTCAGATGCCCTATCTGTGGTGACAGTCAGACTTCGAGGTCAAAAGCACGTGGATGGATCGTTGAGAAAGACAACAAGGCTCTGTTTCACTGCTTCAATTGTAGTGCTAGCTATGGTCTACGTAACTTCCTCAAGACTGTGGATGTTAACCTATACAATGACTACATCATTGACACCAAGATGGAATCAGGCGTTAAGCAAGAGATCCTATCACCGATTGATACACTAGTCCATAGAATTCCTCAGTTCAAAAAGGGGAACTCTCCTCTATTGAAGATCAAAAAGGTTAGTCAACTAGAACCTAATCATCCCGCTAAACAGTATATTCTAAACCGTAAGATACCCACTGCAAAACACTATAAATTATACTATGCACCCAAGTTCAATTCTTGGGTCAACACTATTCTGCCTGATAAGCTAAATGCCACTATGGATGAACCTAGACTCGTTCTACCGTTCATTGATAAGAACGGGGCCTTCTTTGGCTTCACTGGTCGTTCCTTCAAGAAGGATGGACTCAGATATCTTACTATTATGATTGATGATAGTCAATCTAAAATCTTTGGTTTGAATGACGTGAACTTTGACAAGAAATATTATATCACAGAGGGGCCAATTGACAGTCTATTTTTGGATAATGCTGTTGCTATGTCTGGCGCTGACGTTAGTGTAGACGGACTAACTAACATAGAGAATGCGGTATACGTGTTTGACAACGAACCTAGGAACAAAGAGATTTGTGGTAGGATGGAAAAGATACTTGATAAGGGGTATAAATTGTGTATCTGGCCTGAGAAACTACTTGACAAAGACATTAATGATATGGTAATGTCAAGTTTGGACCCACAAACTATCATAGATCAGAACACATACAGTGGCCTGACGGGTAAACTGCAACTTAGTTATTGGAGAAAATGTTAATGAAGGTCAGACTGTTTGGACACACCACACCAGAGGATGATTTAGATGTGGAAGGCCTTGACGACATTCAAGACCTCATTGCGTATTGTGCTAAGGTTTCAAATCCACAATTTCAGAATAACTTTGAGAATTCTAGTCGGCTTCTGAAGTATCTAGCGGACCACTCACATTGGTCACCGTTCGAGATGGTCAACGCCACACTTGAGATTGAGACGACACGTGATATCGCACGTCAGATGTTGCGTCACAGATCGTTTTCATTTCAAGAGTTCAGTCAACGATATAAAGAAGTTGATGCACTAGGTGATGCTTTTGTCATTCGTGATGCACGACTACAACACCCAACCAATCGCCAAGACTCTATCGCCCTTGATATGGAAAACGCAGAACACGTATCACTTATGCTTGAGTGGGCTTTTTATCAGGACGAAATTATCCACAACGCAAAAGAGGCCTACCATTGGGCCTTAAGTAAAGGTATCGCCAAAGAGTGTGCAAGAGTGGTTTTGCCAGAAGGTAACACTGTGTCAAGACTCTATATGCAGGGCAGCATCAGATCATGGATACACTATATAGTATTACGGTCTGCGAATGGGACGCAGAAAGAACATATGGAAATTGCACTTGAAGTGGCCAAAGCAATTCATAAGATCTTCCCATTAGTAACCGATTTCATCAGTAAATAAGAGGCAAAGATGTTATTCGAAGAACAAATATCACGAAAGCCTGATCTGTATCCTTGGACCAAACAGTTCATTGATGCTATCTGGCAAGGTTTTTGGACTCCCGATGAGTTCAATTTTAGATCAGACTACGGTCAGTTCAAGACAGAACTGAACGATCAAGAACGTGAGGTGATTGTCAGAACTCTGTCTGCCATTGGTCAGATCGAAGTCGCCGTCAAAACGTTCTGGGCCAATCTTGGGGAAAATCTTCCTCACCCATCACTTCGTGATTTGGGGTTTGCTATGGCGAACTCAGAAGTCATTCACAACCTAGCTTATGAGAAACTGCTTGAGGTTCTGCAACTAAGTCACGTGTTCGAAAAGAATATGAACGAGCCAGTTATCAAAGGCCGTGTTGATTACCTACGTAAGTATTTGAAAAAAGTTTATAAAGGTGATAACAAAAAACAGTACATCTACGCCATAACTTTGTTCACCATATTTGTAGAGAACGTGTCATTGTTCTCACAATTCTATATCATCATGCACTTCAATCGTAATCGTTCGGTGTTGAAGGACTGCGCTCAACAAGTCCAATACACTCGTAATGAAGAGATGCTTCATTCTCAAGTCGGCATCAAGATCATCAACACACTTCGTGAAGAGTATCCTGAACTGTTTGACGAAGAGCTTCAGAAGCGTATTGAACTTGAATGCATCGACTCTCTTAAGGCAGAGTCGAAGGTTATTGATTGGATCATGGGTGATTACGCTATTGAAGGCCTTGATGCTTCTATTCTTAAATCCTTTATCGCTAAGCGTATGAAGGATTCTATTGACCAAATTGGGTTCGATAGCTCTGCTATTGTATACGACAAAGCTCTAATTGATAAAACGTTTTGGTTTGATGAAGAACTACTTGGTGCTAATATGACAGATTTCTTCCAAAAACGTCCCGTTGAATATTCAAAGGGATCATCTATCACATCAGACGATTTATTTTAAGGAGTACCAAATGGGTTTTGAATGGGCGAATGCGGATAGCCGCACCTTCCTATCAAGGGGATATATTGACGGTAATATGACCGTTGAAGAACGAGTAAGAGAGATTGCTAAGACGGCAGAGCGTATCCTTGACAAAGAGGGGTTCGCAGACAAGTTTTATGACTACATGAGTAGGGGGTTCTATTCTCTATCCTCGCCTGTGTGGTCGAATTTCGGAACAAAGAAAGGCCTTCCCATATCGTGTAACAACGTTTATGTGGAAGACTCAGTTGAGAGTATTCTAAGTAAACTGGCTGAAGTCGGTATGCAAACCAAGCATGGTGCTGGTACTTCTGCATATCTTGGTGGATTACGAGGGCGAGGCACTGAAATCAAATCGGGGGGTAAGGCAGACGGTCCCGTACACTACGCCGCACTATTTGAGACAGCGGTAGATGTCATTAGTCAAGGCAACGTTAGAAGAGGTTCATGTGCTGTTTATCTTGATATTGAGCATTCTGACATTTATGAGTTTTTAGATGCCCGTGAAATCGGATCTTCGATTCAGAACTTGTCACTAGGTATTTGTATTGGTGATGCGTGGATGGAATCCATGATAGCTGGTGACAAAGACAAACGTGACATTTGGGCCAGAGTTCTGCGTAAGCGTAAAGAGTCGGGATATCCGTATCTGTTCTTCACTGACACTGTGAACAACAACGCACCTCAGGCCTACAAGGACAAGAAGCGCAAGATCCACTCGTCTAATCTTTGTTCTGAGATTGCGTTGGCATCGTCTGCAGATGAGTCATTTGTCTGTAACCTCGCCTCTATGAACTGTCTGACGTTTGATGAATGGATCAACACTGATGCGGTCGAAGTCATGATCTGGTTCCTTGACGCCGTCATGGAAGAGTACATTGAGAAGATCAAGAACATGAAGTTCATGGAACCAGCGTATAACTTTGCGGTTCGTTGGAGAGCTCTTGGTCTAGGTCAACTAGGTTGGCATTCGTATCTACAGTCAAAGATGATTCCGTTCGAATCGTTTGGCGCTCACATGTTGGCCATAAAGATTTCGAAGTTCATTGATGACCGTTCTCTTATTGCAACTAAAGAACTGGCCGAAGAATACGGCGAACCAGAAGGACTATTAGGTTATGGTATCCGCAATGTTACTCGTTGTGCAATCGCTCCTACTACTTCTAGCAGTTTTATTTTGGGTCAAGTTTCACCATCTATCGAACCACTTGCGTCAAACTATTTTACGAAAGACCTTGCGAAAGGAAAGTTCACATACAAAAACCCATACCTAGAGGCCATCATTCAAGACAAGGTAAGTCATGGTGATACGACTATGAGTCATGATGAAGTGTGGATGTCGGTCCTACAACATGGTGGGTCAGTCCAACATCTTGAGTTCCTAAGTAAAGACGAAAAAGATGTATTCAAAACATTCTCTGAGATTGCACCTATGAGTATCGTCCAACAAGCTGCAGCACGACAGAAGTATGTTGATCAAGCACAATCACTCAATCTGTTGATCGCACCTGATGTGTCTATCAAAGACGTGAATGCGTTGATTATCGAAGGTTGGCGTCTAGGTGTAAAGACGTTCTACTACCAGCGGTCATCAAATCCTGCTCAACAACTCGTTAGAGATATTTTGAACTGTGCTGTGTGTGAAGCATGATAACGCAACTCAATCCACCTATCCCTTTGGAAACTCCTAAAGGATCGGCGTTGGCTCATTTCCTGATCGACTACGGACCTGAGTCGCACCTGTATTGGGTATGCTTTAATGATGGTGACGGACAGTGTTGGACATGGTCAAACCCCAACATAAGAGCTCAGAAGAACGTATCACTAGATCGAAACCAAGTAGATCAAATCTGATAAATAGAGCAGGAAGGCAACCGCTTTCCTGCTTATTTTATTGGAGGTATTCATGAAGAAAATTATTGATTGGATCAAAGACTTATTGGGCATCGCCGTCAAAGTTGAGATTGCGGCTGAAGAAGTTTTGGTTGAACTAAACCATATTGCAACTGATATAAAAGCTGCGGAAGTTAACATCAAGAAAGCAGTAAAGAAGGTATCCACAAAGAAAGTAAAGAACGATGAATAAAGAAGAAATTGCTTGCGCTTCTTGTGAGGCCGAATTCTATATCGAATCAGATCAACCTGTGTACTTCTGCGCCCACTGTGGTTCAGAACTGTTATCGGATGACGATCTAGATGATATGATCACCGTAGACGACGAAGATTACTTAGGCGAAGATTATTGAGTCAATAAATACATAGAACTATTGGAGATGTTCTATGTGGTACTATGAAGACAACGAGTTTACGAGTGAGATGATCGAAGGCCATGCTGGCTTCGTTTATGAGATTACCGACTTATCGAATGGTAAGAAATATATCGGTAAGAAGAAACTGAGTTCGACTCGTACACTCAAACCCCTCAAAGGTCAGAAACGCAACCGCAAAGTCATATCCGAATCAGATTGGATGGACTACTACGGGTCAAGCGAAGAAGTCAAGAGACTAGTCGTCGAGAATGGGCCATCTGGGTTCAGACGTAGAATCATCAGACTATGTAAAACCACTGCTGAGATGAGTTATTACGAGATGCGGGAACAGGTAGTCAACGATGTTCTACTCAAGCCTGATGAGTATTACAACGCCTTCGTGGGTGGGAAGATCCACCGTAACCACCTGAAACATTTGTTTGTAAAAGAAAGTAGTCATATTCTATGATTGAATCTCACTACCCCACATTCACTGCCATCTATAGGGCTTATCGTCCCCATGAACCAGATCACGTTGTGTATGGAGTAGACAGCGGTGACGTTGAACATTACAGTCTGGCTTTCATTGCTGGTAAGATAGAAAACGACAAAGTCGTCGGCGAATCAGTTGTCATGATCTTGTCGAAAGAGTGGTTGATAGAAAATCATGAAAAATTCGCTCCGAAAGATCTTGACATTCCTGAGTAAACGTACTATATATGATAGGTAACCCCCCAAGAGGATGTGACCATGGAAGTAGAGTTTTCTCCGTCGATTGAAACGATTCTTGAAATCCTTGCAGAAAAAGATCTTGACTTTATGATCGAAGAGTTGTATCGTCAACTAGAAGATGGTATCGGTGAAGGTCAACCAAGCTAGGAGATGATGATGGATCTGATGAGTGTTTTCGAAATCAAACATACCTTAGACTCTTTGATTAATCGAGTCAAGTTTCACCAATCGGTGGAACGTATTATGAAAGAACTTGAGATGACAGCGGCGAGTTATAACGACTTGGCCTGTCAGATTGAAAAACAAATGGAGGCCGAGATGATGTCATGAGTATAATTGCGGAACGCATTGAAGGTTTGATGAATAGAATTCAGTCGTTGGTCGAGGTGCAGGATCACGTCTACGATCCTGCTGCTATGCAAATGTTATTGAGTCAAGTGAATATCTATTGGGCACACATGGATGACGAAGACAAAGACTATATCCATGCCGTAACCGATGCAATGAAAGAAGGACGTGAGTGGAAGAATGAATAAAATGGTCGTAGATGAAATTGCTCGTATCAACGCATACGATGTTCAGAGTGAGTTCGAGAAGGACATTCGTAAAACCATTATCGAATGGGTCTTCTCTTCACCCCCAAACAGGTTTACCAAAGATACAGTAATGGAAGACGCAATTGAAATGTTTTGGAATGAAAGGCTAAACTGATGGCTGATAAAAACGTATCCGTCCAAGTCGGACCTAACTTCTTTGGTCTGTTGACTATCGTGTTCGTCACGTTGAAGTTGACAGGATACATCACGTGGTCATGGTGGTGGGTTCTTTCACCACTGTGGGGTGGTGCTGTCTTGTTCTTGATGATAGTCGTCATCTTTCTGCTTATAGCAAATATCGTAGGGTTGTTCAAATGAAAACCTACACCGTAGACTTCTATAAATAAGTCATAATGCTTCCATAGCTCAACTGGACAGAGCAACGGATTTCTACTCCGCAGGTTGAGGGTTCGAGTCCTTCTGGGAGCACCAAACATCGCCCATGTAGGCCAAAGGTAGAGTCAGGAGACTTAAAATCTTCACAGTGTCGGTTCGAGTCCGACCATGGGCACCAATCTTCAAAGAGGTTTAAATGACTAGTACAGAGTACGCCGAACTTGCAGGATTGACTATCGCATTGAGTAAGTTAAATCTTACCAAAATTGACCAACAAGATGCGAGCTGGGTTGCCACCACTGAGTGGATCTCTAATCGCATTACGGAACTAAACAACAAAAAGAGACAATAATATTTTAGTCCCATAGTTTAGCGGTAAAACACCGAGCTTATACCTCGCATCGTCTCCAGATTAGAGAGCGTCTCCGGTTCGAATCCGGATGGGACTACCATTCTACCATAAATACTATCGAGCCCCCAACAAGGAGTGACGATATGACTTATGCTATTGAACGTAACAACGAACTGGTGAACCAAATTGTTTTTATCGGAAAAGGTTTGTACAAGTCAGTGGACATAATACCACTTACCTTTAGTAACGTCAAACAAGCAAAAGAAGTATCAGATGTACTTGATGGTATTGTGGTTGATTATCACCAATACACGTTTAGGGATGTTTCGATAGCAGCTTAATGCTCCTGTAGCTCAGTGGTTCTCTGGTGTAAAGGTCAGCACAAAGCGCTCATAACGCTTCAGGTCAGAGTTCGAGTCTCTGGGGAACTACCATTGTTACATAACGCCTAGGTCAGGGGTTCGAGTCCTATCGGGAGTACCATTTTATAAATAACCATATAGAAACATGAGGACTATTATGGAAAAACTTATTGAACAACTCAAGGTGCTTCAAGCTACAGCGTTCTCGTTGTATCTGAAGACCCACAACTTTCACTGGAACGTAACTGGCCCAAACTTCTCCGAATACCATGACTTCTTTGGTGACTTCTATGAAGCTGTGTGGGAATCAGTCGATTCGTATGCAGAACACAATCGCACCCTAGACACGTTCGTTCCAGGATCGTTGGCACGGTTCGCAGACCTAACCAAGATCGCTGACGAGACTAACGTGCCATCAGCAAGTGGAATGTTCTCAAAACTATATGCTGACAACGAAATCATGATCAAGGAACTCTACGTAGCCCACGACATCGCCGCTGCTGCAAAGAAGTACGGCATCGTGAACTTCCTAGAAGACCGCATTGATTTTCATGAGAAAATGCACTGGCAACTAAAAAGTTTCATTTCTTGAAAATAGTTCTTGACATCACGACCAAACTAGTATAAATATAAGTAACAACGAACAAAGGAACTCCCCTAAATGCTCTGCCATCTACAGTCACCAATGAATGCGAAGCGCTCGGTCTTTACCGGCGAGTATATTCGTATGCGTGGGGGTTCTATATAGGGATATTTCTAAAATACCTTATCAAAGAGCCCTCCAGACGAAAGTCTAGGAGGGTTTTTTAATACGGTTGAGTGCTCGAGTGGTCCAAGGGGGCGGATTGCAAATCCGTAAAGCCGAGAGTTCGAATCTCTCCTCAACCTCCAAGTTATGGTGACACCGCATGGGGCGGACATGGGTCTCATAAGCCCGTTGAGATGGTTCGAGTCCATCTGGCACCACCAAAAATAGTTCTTGACATACGTTTTTGTTTGATGTATGGTGAGGATGTGGGGACGAAGAGATGACATCAATCTCCCCTTGCTCTTTCAAAATTTAGAAACTGTTCCTAGGGGTTACCCGATGACGGAACTGGAAACAGATGATTCTGTTTTCACATGTTATGTGAGGTCGGTGGTTCGAGTCCATCCTTGGGGGAAAATCCCCGAGCAGCTCAGTTGGTTGATGAACGTACATAACAGTTGTAAACAGAGTTGTTGGGGAGTGGCCAAGTGGTAAGGCATCGCACTTTGAATGCGTGTACCGTAGGTTCGAATCCTACCTCCCCATCCAAAAATAGTTCTTGACATTGTGTTTTGTTTGTGTTATAAAAACAATGTCGGAAGAGGAAATGACATGATCCACTCAGGAAATCTAAGTTACCTAAACAGTGTACATCGTAAGTATGGTGTTTGGAAATACAATATGTTCGTGTTGAAACAGTGGTCTAACGGTAAGATGACCGTGATCTTCAAGGAGAAGGAAAATGAAACGAAAACATAAGGAACTTCCCAAACAACGCAATCCTTTCGTGGAGCATATGCGCTTCAAGGTTTGTGGTGCTCACGGGAAGCCAAAGAAGGTTCAACGCCGTGACGATAAGATGGCTTTGAAGAATGGATCGGTAGCTGAGTTGGTTTAGCGATGGACTTTTAATCCGTGTCAACGTGGGTTCGAACCCCACCCGATTCACCATTACTTTGATGATACACTACCGCCCAGACGCTGTTGGTAAGTAGTTGTGGAGCAGCATAAACCTCTGCAACATGTAGTGTATCTTCTAAGTAATGCGCCGGTAGCTCAGTGGTCTAGAGCAGGGGACTCTTAATCTCAAGGTCGTGGGTTCGACTCCCACTCGGCACACCAAATGATGTCTTGGTAGCTCAATGGTAGAGCGCTTGCCTGAAGAGCAAGGCGTAGGCAGTTCGATTCTGCCCCTCGACACCAGAACTGTGTCAGATCCAGCTGCACATTAAAAGAATTTCTGGCTGAAATTTTCTCTTAACGCCTCTCGTAGAAGCGCAACAATAGAGTTTGGTCCTATAGCTCAGTGGTAGAGCGAAGAGCTGATAACTCTTAGGTCGGGTGTTCAATTCACCCTAGGACTACCAAGTTTGGGGAGTGCAATAAGGCTAGGTGGTCCTAGCGGCAGGCTGTAACCCTGTCCCGGAAACGGCAAGAGGTTCGAATCCGTCCATTCCCCACCATATCATGCTCCCATCGTCTACGGGTAGGATAGCTGACTTTCAATCAGTTGAAACGGGTTCGAGTCCCGTTGGGAGCACCAATTATACTCTCATCGTCTAATGGTAGGACGCCTCCCCGACATGGAGGAAGAAGAGGCTCGAATCCTCTTGAGAGTACCAAAACAACGCTGCTATAGTATAAAGGTATTATTCATCTTTGGTAAGGATGAGACGGAAGTTCGATTCTTCCTAGCATCACCAATACGCCTCAGTATTCCCCTTCGCTACGAACGAAGAGCAGGATAATGGATGGAAGATGCGGGTTCGAATCCCTCCTGGGGCTCCAAGTAGTAACTGAGTTATTCGAGACAAATACTGTGATGGTATGTAATAAAGCGGGAGTAGCTACCCAGACTTTTTATTAATAGACGATAACTTGGTGGCGCTATAATGCTGGATAAGGTGTAATGGTTGCATCCCTCACTGTGACTGAGGTGGACGTGGTTCGATCCCACTATCCAGTACCAATTCTTAATGTGGAGATACATATGAAAGTCGGCGATAAAGTAACGAGGTATGGCAACGAGTATACTGGTTGGGTGGGTCAGATCATCCGAATAGAAGATACTGGTGCATTAGTAAAATGGGATCCGACATACCCAGGTCCTGGAGTATGGGTATATTTGGATAGTCTCAATGTAGTAGATGATTCACTTGTAGTTGGTAAGCAAAACTAGAATGCCGTGACAAGTGTAAATGGAAGCATATCTCACTGTGACTGATATGGGATGGGATCGAAGCCCATGCACGGTGCCAATCAGAATTGCGGGTGTAACTCAGGGGTAGAGTACTTCGTTGCCAACGAAGCTGTCGTGGGTTCAAATCCCACCACCCGCTCCAAAATAATAGTTGACATCTACGAATGAAGGTGTTACTATTAATCTATCAAGGATCGTTACTGCAACAAAACAGCTCATAGAGCATTTCACTTGTAATGAAAACAAAGCCGAAAGGCACGATCCTGAATACACGTACTGAAAACAATAATATAATAAATAAAAATAGATTGTGGAGGTAATAATGATCTATCTTTATGTAAAAACTCATAACAAAACTGGTTTAAAATACTTTGGTAAAACAACACGGAAAGATCCATTCAAATATAAAGGGTCTGGTGTTTACTGGAAAAAACACCTTAAAAAACACGGTAATGACTTCACTACAGAAATTTTAGGTTTGTTTGACAATGAAATTTTGTGTTCATCTTTTGCGATAGAATTTTCAATAAAAAACAACATTGCAAATTCAGAAGAATGGGCAAACTTAAAAGAAGAAAATGGGTTAGATGGTAGTCCTAAAGGTATAAAATTTTGTGAAGAACACAAAGAAAAAATACGTCAAAGCAGATATGGCAAATGTTATAACGACTTTGACGACCAAACAAGAAGAAAAATGTCTGAGTCTTCCAAAATAAGAAGTCGGAAGCAAGTTGAAAATGGAACTAATCTATTCTCTGGAGAAGCGGGTTCAAAAATGGCTTCTGAGAACAATAGAAATAAAATTGAAAAGGGAACTCATAATTTTGTTGGTAGCGTAATAGTTGTTGACAAATTTGGTAAACGTGTTACAATATCTAAAGAAAAGTTTTGGAGTCAAGAAGGCGACAAAAAAGATTGGGAGTATGTGCAACATACTTCTAGCGAAGCAAAGATAAGATTGAAAACAGCAAAGGATACATAAAATGACTTCATTCGTTGAAGCGGTGAAAAATCAATCTGGGAAAGTTATTAAAAGAACCGAAAATGGTATGAAGGCTCGTGCCACTTCGGCATCTCCTGTTTTGGATCTCTTCGGTCTTATTGGTTCTGCCCGTGGCACCGATATCACTAAACAATTCGTAACCTCTTTCGTTGAGAATGCCGACCTCACTCTGCGTATGCTGCAGTGGGCTCGTGACATTCGTGAGGGTGCGGGCGAACGTGCTACCTTCCGTAATCTGCTATCAGCACTAGAGTCCACCGACCCAACTCTGGCTGGTAAGTTGATGCACAAAATCCCTGCACTTGGTCGTTGGGATGACCTCTTTACCTACAAAGATCCTATCAACCGCAATCAGGCGTTCGCCTTGATCGCAGAGGCTCTACAGGCGAAGAATGGTCTGGCAGCAAAGTGGATGCCACGTAAGGGCCCTGTCGCCGTTGAACTGACTCGCTACCTTGGTTTGTCTCCAAAGGCATACCGTAAGTTGATTGTCGGTTTGACCAATGTCGTTGAAACTCAGATGTGTGCAAAGGAATGGGATGCCATCAACTTCTCGCATGTTCCTTCTGTTGCATCTGCTCGTTACCAAAAGGCTTTCGGTCGTAATGCAAAAGAGTCCTACTCTGCCTACATTGCGGAACTGAAGAAGCCTCAAGCAGAACGTGACCCAAAGGTTAAGATCAACGCTGGTGCGGTATATCCGTATGATGTCGTGAAGTCTGTAGTCAAGGGTAACAAAGCGGTCGCCGATGAACAATGGAAGGCTCTGCCTAACTATATCGGTGATGCGAAGGTTCTGCCTATGGTAGACGTTTCAGCTTCTATGGGTTCGTTGTGGTACACCTCAGCCAGCCAATTGCAACCAATCGACATTGCTGTTTCCCTTGGTCTTTACTGTGCCGATAAGAACACTGGCGTCTTCAAGGATGTATTCCTGACCTTCTCTTCGAAGCCAAAGATGGAATACGTGAAAGGCACTCTGTCTCAGAAGATGGAACAGATGTCAAAGGCAGACTGGCAGATGGGTACTAACCTTCATGCAGCATTTGATGAAATACTCAAAGTTGCTGTCAAGGGTAAAGTTTCTCAGGAAGATATGCCAGACATGCTTCTGATCCTTTCGGACATGCAATTTGACTCTTGCACCAAGTACGATGACACTGCAGTGCAGATGATCAAGCGTAAGTACAAGGAAGCGGGTTACAATGTTCCTAAGATCGTCTTCTGGAACTTGTCAATGCAAGGTAAGGAAAACGGTAACACTCCTGTTAAGTTCGACAAGAACGGTACTGCGCTTGTTTCTGGTTTCTCTCCTTCAGTGATGAAGAGTGTTCTTGCAAATGACCTTGAGGATTACACTCCTTACAACGTCATGTTGAAGACTCTGATGAACTCTCGCTACGACCTGTAATGGGTCGTGGCTACTAATATAGGATCATTACAGCAACAAATTGCATATCCTTGAAAGATCGAAGTCTAGGTTCGAATCCTAGGTGCTCTCGTAAGAGGCATTAGTGTAATGGTAGCACACGTAGCAAAAAGTTGATCCTGACACAAAATAGTTCTTGACATTCGGTTACAGAACGTATATATAGTATATGAAGGGAACGAAAAGACCTTCGTGTTCTTTGAAAAGATAAACAGAAGCGATTCTGTTTACACATGCGCCCCGCAAATGAGGGTAGGCCGCCCAAAACACTTTGCTGAGATTAGTCCACTAGATGGGGTGCGTGTGTAAGCAGAGTTGATTGTCTCTGTTTTTATCTACACTGACGGGTGAGTTGCTAACTACTAGAACGCCTTGGCCAAGGATCCGAAGTTAGCCAGTGTAGATAAAAACAGAGTTTTGCGGGGTAGACTGGAGGTGGTTCCAGCACGGTCTCATAAGCCGAATACGTAGGTTCGATTCCTACCCACCGCAACCAAAATACGGAGAGCTGGGCGAGTGGTTTATGCCTGCAGTCTTGAAAACTGCCGAACGGTGAAACGTTCCGTGAGTTCGAATCTCACGCTCTCCGCCAAGTTAAAGGATCGGTTCAGCAAACCAAAACGCTAAATCAATGCAATGATGTCTTAGCGGACAAAACGATCCTGTCTAATACGGGCTGTGTAATGGGGTTACGGGTGATCCTTGCAAGATCGCTGTCAATGGGTTCGATTCCCATACGGTCCACCAAACGTGTTTAAAGGAGTGATATATTATGGCTGATAATAATTTAAATACGCAACTGCAAGCTCTCCATGCAAGATTGGATAGAGTTGACGACGATCTAGTAGCACATTATGCTGGCATCTCACGATTGGTTATTGCACTAGCTGCAAACCCATACACGGCGGGATCTGCTGCACCTTCTCTTGTATCATACAATATGAGTGCGGCGGGTCAGACTTTGGTGAAAAAGATGTTGAATTTAATTCCTGGGTATGATACCTTTAAGAAGTTGCAACATATCGGAACTGCGGATCTGTTGGGTGGCATCTCTAGTAAACTCGCTGGGCTGGCATCTAATATCGAGTCCACTTTAACATCGGCGATAACTAATGCGGTTACGGATGCGGCGACAGCGGCGAGTGATCTTGCTGCGGCGGTGGCGGGTGGTGCGGCAGCGGAAACGATTGCATCTTTGACTTCTGCTAAGAATGCTGCAGACAGCCTTGTGAGTAGTCTGAATAACTCTACAAGTGCGCTTGGCGGTTTCATGTCAACGATCAACGACATCGCTGGCGGTAAGACTGTAACTGCAACGTTTAAGAAATAAAAATTGGTCTATTTGCCGTCAGGGAAGGCCCTAGACTGTCTATCTAGGAAGACGGGTTCGAGTCCCGTATAGATCGCCAAATTATGGTTCGTTAGTTCAATGGTAGAACTTCGTCTTTACACGGCGACTACGGGGGTTCGATTCCCTCACGAACTACCAAATAATGCCTTTGTAGTCCAACTGGTAGAGATAACGGTCTTAGAAGCCGTTCAGTGTGGGTTCGAATCCCACCAAAGGCACCAAAAATTGCTAGAACGGAACTAACAGACCCAGACTTAGGCGTAAGTCGAGTAGCGTAGTGCTGCGTAATAGGGAGCGTCCGAAACCCCTAGCAATACCAATAAGGAACTGATTATGCAAAGTATATACTATGATCCTCTTATGAGGTCGTCGTGGACTGATGAACAACTTAATTTGATTCGTGATTTGCGTAAAATAAATGCACAGCAAGAAGGCAATCCTTTGTTGTCTAAACTTAATCGCAAAGAATGCCAACGTTATGTCAAAGCTTGCACCATTTTAATTGAATATTTCTATGGTACGGGAAGATTTGTCAATAAAAGTTCTGCTAACGATTTCCCCCTAGAACTTGAAGATCATATGTATTATGCTTTAAGTTTGTTGTAACACTGGATAGATCATGAAGTCAACCGTTAGACAAGACGATATCACTGCTGAAATCAGTAAGATGTTCGACTACAAGTTTGATGGCACTACTGAGTTTGTTCCACCTACTATCAGTCCAATTGATAGAGAAACCACTCTCAAAGACTTCAGCATTGGCTTGATCGTCGGTCCTTCGGGATCTGGCAAGAGTACTCTGCTCAAGGAATTTGGTTTTGAAAAGGAACCAGAGTGGAATCCTGATCAGTGCGTTGCATCTCATTTTGAAAACGCCAAACAAGCGCAAGAACGTCTTGGTGCGGTAGGGTTCAACAGTATTCCAAGTTGGCTTCGTCCTTACCACGTGTTATCTAATGGTGAACAGTTTCGTGCTCGTTTGGCTAGACAACTAGACAATGATGTGGTGGTGGATGAGTTCACTTCTGTTATTGACCGTGATGTCGCCAAGTCTTGTTCGAATGCGGTCCACCGTTACATTCACGCCAAGGGTCTTAAGAAGATCGTCTTTTCATCCTGTCACTATGACATCATTGAGTGGCTGCGTCCAGATTGGGTATTCGATACTCAAACTGGTAAGATGTCCACAAGGAGGTTAGAAAGGCCAGCCATCGTTTTGGAACTCCTACCTTGTTCAACCGAAGCTTGGTCATTGTTCGGCGACCATCACTATCTTGACGGGAACATCAATAAAGGTTCACGATGCTGGATTGTCACATGGAACAACAGACCTGTCGGATTTCTTTCAAGTCTAGCGATGCCTAGTGGCACTCTAAACAAGGCGTGGCGGGGTCACAGAACGGTTGTACTACCTGAGTTTCAGGGCTTAGGTATAGGTGCAAGGATGACAGAAGCACTAGGAGAACTCCACCTTAGAGAGGGCAAGAGGTTCTTTACGAAGACTGCTCACCCAAGACTAGGCGAGTATCGTAATGCGTCTAATCTTTGGGTTCCTACAAGTAAGAACGGCATCTCAAGAAGCGACTACAAACACCCAAACGATAGTGGTTATAGTCGTAAGATGCCGCAAGAATATCTGGCTAAACACGCTGACAGAGTGTGTTACAGTCACGAATATGTAGGTAAAGATTTGGATCGTGGGCCGGCTGGTAAGGCAGCGGTTTGCTAAACCGTACTACCTGTAAGGGTAGAGTGGGTTCGATTCCCACACGATCCGCCAAAATAATGCTTGACAAGCGTTTGTATATATAGTAATGTATACAAGTAACGTCGAGGACCAAACCAATGTTGTCTTTCAAAAACTACCTCTCCGAAGCCGTCTCCCCTGAGAAAGAGATGAAAGAAAAAATTAGTAAAGCGTTTGCAGAGTTGGACGCCGATGTGATTAAGAAAGATCAGGCTTGGGCTAAGGCCAAAATCGAAGGTTTCCAAGACCACATGAAAAAGTGGGATGCGGAACACACCAAATACGAAGACTATAAAATTCGTGGTGCTGAAGTGATCAAGTATTGGGGCAGCGAAGCGATGATGAAGTTGATCGCTAGTCGTGGCCTTCAAGGTGGTCTTGATAACATGATGAAGAATACTCTATCGTTGATTGACAAGCGTGACAATCAGATCATTGCGGCCCTGCGTAAGAAGAACATTGAAGAGATTCCAGACTTTGAACTGAAACATGTCAGTGATGGTTTTGAAGGCAGTTTCAAAGTCGGAGAACATCGGGTTAACATTCGCACAATCGTGGCGGGTGGTTATAACATCCAAAGGGTTCATATGAGAACCTTGGTTAAAGTATCTTAAGAATGTTTCCTAGTAGCTCAGATGGTAGAGCAGCGAGCTGTTAACTCGCCTGTCTGTGGTTCGATCCCACACTAGGGAGCCAATGTCGGTGAAGTGTTACGGTAGCACATCAGTCTCCAAAACTGAGAGCCAGAGTTCGACTCTCTGCACCCTCGCCAAAATAGTTCTTGACATTCTAAAATATCTATGTTACAACATAAGAGTAAGTCAAGGAGAGAATGACATGGAAAAGTTCATCATCGCAATCTGCTGGTTCGGCACTATCGCTGTTCCTTTCGCTTATTATATTGCGGTGTCCAACATTCCACAATAACACCATCAGGGTGTAGCTCAGTGGTAGAGTGCTTCACTTGGAATGAAGAAGCCGCAAGTTCAATCCTTGTCACCCTGACCAAAATTTAGGATCGGTTCAGCAAACAAAAACGCTAAATCAATGCAATGGATGTCTTAGCGGACAAAAACGATCCTGTTAAATACGGTTCTATAGCATAAAGGTAATGCGGGCGTCCCTAAAACGCTTGGACGTGGGTTCGAACCCCACTAGGACCACCACTAATTCAGCCTTTATAAGCTATACTCAAGCACAGTAAACGAGACAACTTGAGCATCTTATATTTGTGACATTGTATCTGCTGGTAAAACCGATAAATTCCTTCTCAGGATGTGCAGATGTCAAGGCTGGATACCACTACAACAACATGGAGAACTACAATGAGCGATAACTCGTAGATTACTGGTCCACCCTAAATTGAACTTTCAATATAAACAATTTGAAATCAATTTAGGAGAATAAAATGTCTGTAGAACTTAAAGTAAAATCTAAACACCTTTCTGAAGAAGCTCGTATCATTCGTTTTGAGGAGCGTAAGCAACTTAAACAATATCAGTGGGGATTGAAACAATGGCATGCTGCTGGAAACAATGGTATGTATCCTCGTTGGGATGATAAAGCGTTCAATGCGTATCATTCACTGAATCACCACCGTAAGTGGGATGTTCGCAATGAGAATCGTGCTACGTTTCTTGCTCGTGCCTTCATTGCTGGCGTACCTTATGAAACAGTCGAACAAAAGCGTAATCCGGATAATGAAAGAACTTTCAATCTAATGGTCTTACCTCGTGTAATTGCTATGGTTGTCAAGTATGGTCAACCCCTTCCATCCGGCGATTGGGTTTGGGATCGTGAAAAAAACAAACACGAAGCAACTGCTGTTTTGAAACAAAAAATTCAACAGTGGGCAGAATTACCTGTATAAATAAAACGAAGGGTTGTCAGTTCCCTTAATAATTTAAATAACTGGTCCAACACTAACAAGGAGACTATAATATGGCTTGGAACACACCTAAAGTTGCAGAAGTTGCTTGCGGCATGGAAATCAATATGTATGCTAAGGCTGCTTTGAAGTAATAAACAATAAGGTTTGCCAGTTCCCTTAATAACTGGACCATATTCATGCGGGTGTTGTGTAAAGGTAAGACCTTAGATTTCCAATCTAAAGATAGGGGTTCGATTCCCCTCACCCGCTCCAAGAATTCTTGCTGTCATAGCTCATCTGGTAGAGCAGTTGCCTTGTAAGCATCAGGTGCGGGGTTCAAGTCCTCGTGGCAGCACCATTTTATTATAGGAGTGATTGATGATCATTTGGAGCGATAACGACGAGAACAGTCCATATTCCCTAAAGATGCGGGAGGCCAAGAGAGTTAACGACTCAACCTTTTGGACTCAGATGCGGGAAGTGTTCGCTCATGATGCAGCCACCCTAGACCTAAACAAGTTCAAACTTTGGGCGTCAACCGCCATCATTCCACTATGGTCGTTCAATCCTATCAGAGAGTTCTTTGATATCGTATCTGACGTGTTGGCAGAAGATCCTATGTATGATGACGCTCTTACAGAGCCTTTCGTAGGATGTACCAAAGAAGACTTCGACAAACATTTCCGAATCGTCGAAGGTAAAGACTACTCAGCCAATCGAGTTCAACTCTTGGCTCATCTGATCGTTTGTGGTTGGGATATCGAATCCCTATCTAAACTAGATTCCATCGTAGAGATTGGTGCTGGTATCGGTGAGATGACAGACATCATCCATAAACTAGGATTCAAAGGTAAGTACTCTATCCTAGATTTTCCCGAAGTCCATGTTCTGCAAAAACACTTACATGACACAATCGGCATTCCTAACGTAGAGTACGTTGACCTAGACAGTTTCCCCGTGGCCGATCTTGGCATAGCCTGTTTCTCTTTCACTGAGATGCCTTTGGAAGAGAGAGCGAAGATCGTCGAACGTATGACTCAGACCAAGAACTGGCTGATTATCTATTCAAAACATATCTTTGGTATTGACAACGAAACGTATATCAAAGACTTCGTTAAGAACTTCCCCAATCATGATATTGATTTCTTTGATATATCCTTTATGAATTGGGACGGCGGCACTAAGTACCTTTCAATCAAACAAAAGGAAACATAACAATGTTTACTCAAGCACAAATTGAAGATATCGTAAATCTTTTGATCAAGCTTGATACATCAACTAAAGTCTATCTAGGTTGTGACTCAGTTCGATACCGTAGAGATAACCGCAACTGGGCAAGATATGCGACTGTCGCTATTGTTCACATGAACGGTAAGAATGGTTGTCGAATCTTTTCTAACGTCTCCCATGAACCAGATTATGACGTGAAGAAGAATCGTCCTAAGATTCGTATGATGAATGAAGTGTCGAAGGTCTGTGAACTCTACAACCAGCTGATTCCTTTCATTGACGAATACGATGTAGAGATCCACCTTGACATCAACCTAGACCCAAAGCACGGTTCGAACTGTGCTGCATCTGAAGCCGCTGGTTATGTCTTAGGTATGACTGGCATTGAACCAAAACTCAAACCAGAGTCTTGGGCAGCTTCATTCGGTGCTGATGGCGTTGTACACGGCCGTGGAACCAAAGACTTAGTTTAATAACAAAACACTTCAAAAGGCCGCCAGAAATGGTGGCCTTTTTTTATTTGTACCGAAGAATATTCTTGACATTTTTTTCGGTAGGTGTATAATCGCTATATGAAGCTGATAATAAAGGAGATACAATATGGCTAGTATTGATGTAACTGTAGACGTTGATATTCAAGACTATCTTGATGAGGTTGATGATCAAGACTTAGCTGATGAACTATCTAGTAGAGGATGGTTTGTTGGTGAGGATAAAGATTGGTCGCCGCCACAAGAAGACTTGACACGGGAAGAGATGGATGATATTCTTGAGAAGTATTCTTGGTCAATCCCCGGAACACTTGGTTATGATATCTATGAAAAGTTGAGGAAGCGATGAACATCAAACACCGTCCACTATTTGACACCGAAGCTGTTGCAAAGTTCTATTCTGAGAAAGATGGGGTTCCTGTAACTTATGTCTGCACTTCTGCACCTAACAAAGAAGCAACATATGCTGCAGACATCTTCTATCGTGAGACACCTCACCCTGAGTTTGGCAACCGATACTTTGGTCTCTACATGAGTGAAATGGATATGGACAAGAAAATCATGATCACCAACTGCGACATGATTGAGGATCTTTCCTTTAGTATGATTGAAGGTATGGCTGGTTGGGAATACTCACAACATCGTCATGATTATCGGAATGTGGGTAGTACCGCCATTGATGGTGGTCGTTCTTATGTCAGACTGATCGGCGATATTCACGCTAAGGTTAAGGTCATGAAAGTCAAAGACGGCAAGTTTCTGGAAAGCAGGGAATATAAAGTCATTGGCACCACAGAAGTAGGTGGAGTAACCATTGAGTCTTGAGCAATTCTTTCAAAAAGATGTTTGGGGTTCTGAAGTAGAACAAGAAGTGCGGCGACGAATCAAACTATCTGTCGCCGCATATGCCTACGAGTTCGAAGACGAGTCTATCATGTCGGATGCTGAGTTTGACAAAATGTGTTTGATGGTAAACAAATCACTTGACACAGGAAACAAAGTATGCGATACTTACTTTGCGGAACAGTTTGATGCCTCGACAGGCCAATGGATTCGCAAACACCCTGAACTTGACAAGATTGCAGATCTATACGTCAGGTTCTATAAACCAACAGTGTAATGCCAAGTGGTATATGCTGAAAATCTTGAAACCCTTTGTTGCGCTTATGCAGAAAGAAAATACACAATGACCGTGAATACCAAAAGACTAGACCCCGCAAAAGTAACGGCTGAACCAATCGTATCTAAAGGTGCTAAGTTCCTAAAGCACTTGAAGATTTCGTTTGATGAAATCTATGTTCCGTCTATGGCAAATAACCCCGTTCGTAAAGATGGGAAAAATTTCGAGAACGTTAACAATCTGAAACAAGCTCTCGAAAAAGGCATCAAGTATAATTTACTACCTCCCGTTGTACGTAAAAACCCCCAATTCGTTAATGGTAAATCTTACAATTACGAATTAGTCGCTGGCAATCACCGTTGGGAAGCTTTGCGGGATAATAACTACAAAGAGTGGATTTTCTCGTTGTACGAGTTTGGAGTTGATGGTGTTTCAGATGAACTCTCTGTCCAAGAGTTCCAACTGATGGAAAACGATCACCCTCCACAATTGCAAGCGAGTTCGGACGACCTTGTCAACAGCATTGTAAAACGTATGAGCCTTCCCGATTCGGATGTAGTTAATACCGAATTCAGCATTCGTGAATACGTAAATCGTGTTTGCAAAAACCGATCAGCTTCTTTTAAAAGTGGTGTGGTTGATAAAGTTATCACAGCTTGTGGCACGTGGGTTGATGTGGTTACATATACTGGTGATGACGCAAAACTTTGGGCTGAGGAAAACGGTTACGTTGCTGGTGGTTATGATGCTGAACGTGACGAACATGGTTGGTCCGTTTTGGATACTCGTTATCAGCCAAAGTATACGATGATTGCACTCATGAACTACTCTGAGACAAAGAAGCAATCTTATTTCTTGTATCACACTATGGCTCCTACTAAGTCGTCTAGTCTCAACAAAAAGCGGGAAGAGATGATCAAGAACCAAAAAGAGATTGACAAAGCTATTCTTGATGTGGTAGCCTTTGTCAATGCAAACAACGGTGACTTGCCTTGGCACGTTAACGGGTTTTTGCCGCAAGACCGTAAAGCAAACGAGACGGATCTTATCAAGATCGGATAATCTCTCAGTGGTGGCTCAGTGAAAGTTGGGCCACCAATTTCAATATAAAATGAAAGATGTGAAATGACTAGAGAATATAATCCGTATAGGGATTGCACAGTTGAAAAGAATGAAGATACGGGTCGATTCCGTATTTCATCTAAATACTGGACTGTTGAGGTTCCAAGTAAACCTGCAGGAATACGAATTGCAGA